ATCGTATGTACCTTCGGTTTCTACCAAGTGTCCAAGATGTACGATAGCGTGGCTATGCGTTGGGTTGCCTTCCTCATCTACGCCTAAAGCGTTAATCTTTGTAGTGGCTGCTCCTTTAGAGCCAAACTGATATTTTCTAAAGACTTTTTTCATTTGTCTATTTTTTTTAATCCGTACTTGTTGTTTTTAGTTCTTCCGTAAAATACATTTTGCACAACAGAGCGACTAACTCCAAGTGCTTTTGCACATTCTTTTATTGTTGCAAACTCTTCATCAAGATAAGCACAATAAACGGCTACTTTATTTCTTGAGTCTTTGCCAGTCTTTCCAATCATAGATTCTGCAACTGCTTTACGATGCTCCTCACTTTTTGGATCTCCTTTAGCAGCAGCAGACATCTTTCTTTTTGTAGCTTCGCTTGTTACTTTTCCTTTGTGTGCTTTACTAATTTTTTCCTTAATCTCCGAAGTATATTCGTACTGACCTCTACAAGCATTTACAAGATTGTAAGATTCTTTGTCTTGAGATGCATTTAATTCAGTTAACATAAACTCTTCAAGTTCTGCAAAGTGTTCACCTACATACAACACCTCTCTTACAAAGGCTTCTGGTCGTTTATTATACGCTTTTAGAAAATAAGTGCCACTTCCTATGTATCTATCATTAACATCTCCCTTATGGCATCCTATATAATACATACCATTAGAAGTGTCAACCCATTTATATACAAAGCCTGTCATCATTTTCTAAATGTTTTCATATTAGATTGTTGTTAGTGCTGCTAATTCTTGGTTTGATAATCGTGTCTTGAATAGTAGGGCTTGTTTAAATGGATTATTACCTGCAGCAACAGAGCCATCAGAACTAGTCCCTAAAAGTGTATGACTACACGATGGTACACTTGCGCTTGTATCAGTTCCCACTTGTGTGCCGTTTACATACCAAACATAATCGTTGTTAGCATAGCCTAAAGCAAATTTAAACGAACCGCTTGCGGGTAAATCAACATTGGTAACATTGACTTGAGCCGCTCCGCTTGTTGCAACATAAATACCTATTCTATCGCTTGTGTGGTGGTATATATCAATTCTATTGTTTCCCGTTCCGTCCGATAAACTGAAATATCTTGCATTCGCTACCAAAGCCTTATTAGTACATTCAAAGAACAAAGTTCCCTCTGTTTGCCCAATCACATCAGTAGCCGATGAATCTAAACAAGTTTCACCAACACGAGTCACACTACTCCCATAGGTAGGGATGTAGGATGTTGGGTAGCTTCCTGCTTCAAGTTGCGCTCCGTAAACTTCAAAATCAAGTGCGGTATCTTCCGTTCCGTTTCTTGAATCAACAATGTAAATAAGGTTAGAAGAAGAGCCTCCTACAAATTGCAAATCTTCTCTTTGCCACTCACCTGTAAGCGTAATCAATTTACTTGTTTGCGTTCCACTTCCACCACTTCCATTTCCTTCCATATATAACTTTTCTCCCGCAGTACCTTTGTAATAGCAAGAAAAAGTATAGGTAGTCCCATTGGTTAAAGTTGGAGCGTATGCGATTCTGGATGCAGTTAAATTACCAAGAACCAAACGAGTTGAATTATCTAATCCTTCAGGACTTGTTCCATAATTATCAGTAATGGTTATGGTGTTTGGTAACCATACACCACTTGCACTAAAATACTCACTATTTACTATTAAATTTGTCCGTTGTGGCTCTAACAAGAGTGCAGGACACGAACTATCCGTATAGTCCAATCTTGGTACATTATCAGTAATACCTCCCTCTACGGCAGTAGTAGTTGTAGTAATCACCTCCTGCGCTATCAGCCCTTGATTCAGTTGAGCATCTTGGATGTAGATGTTTCCGCTTGAACCACTTGTGTCGTTGTCAGCAGGTGCTGGATAGATACGAACTTGAGTAATAGCCGTAGAATGAGTAATAGAAACTCTCCACCAACCACTACCTACATCAGTAGCCGTTGCATCAATAAAGCCTCCGCCTCCTATACCTATTGCACCATTAGTTAGGTTTATGTATGTTGAGGCGTTAGTAGAGCCTAAAATTAATAACCTTGTCCAATCAACACTCCCTGCTTTAGCATAATAACTAAAAGTATTAACACCGCTTGAAGAAACATTTAATTGTATATTTCCTGCTGATGCAGCTTTGGCTAATAACCAAGCATCGTTCGTTCCATCGTAACCGCTTTGACCGCTTGTTGTTGTAGCGTTAGCAGGTGTCCAAGAACTAAAAGTATTGGAGTGAGTCAGCAAGTTACTTTTCTCCTTCTCTATATTACCATCTGCATTAACTCTCGTAGCAGCACTTGAACGAGTGAAAGTAAAATCACCATCACCACTAACAGGCTTCTGCGAGTAGACCTTTCCTGTTTTAGTTCCGC